TCAGTCGACTGAATGGTTCGCACAAACCCTTCTGATATCAATTCTGGCAATCTGATCTGCAGGAACCCAGGTTGCCAGCGCACCCCATGGAGAATCCACTGTATTATTATATTTTTCCCATTCATCACTGTTTGCAGGACTACGATGAGTAACATACAGCACAACATCTCCTTTATCGCCCAGGGTAAAGGGTCCGTTTGGTAATCCTTCATAGTTGCCGGGTAAGCGCGACAAAAGCCCAGAGCCATCTTTCAGAATTATATAAACCTCAGTAACCCGATAATCAGTATGACCAAACATCTGCTGCCATGCTGAGCTGGTGCTGTCTGACCAAGAAATATCATGGTCACGCAAAAATTTATACATCCATTTACGTCCGTACTTACGCCACCAGGCACCATTTGCAAAGGCGTACACTACAGCCGGGAATGCAGCAAAGTATTCTCCACACCCAACCCAGATAAAAGCCTGATACACCATTGCTGCGAACAGGCCAAAAATCAATGTTGAAAAAGTAACATCAATTGGCTTGTGATGGTCTTTCAGTCCCACGTTAGCAATGAAGTAGCCGATATAACCCGACGCCAGCGTTACCAGCGTGGCCCATGGTAAATTTATAAGGCTGGCATCAATCATAAATATCCTCCCATTACTGGCTATGTTAAGCCCCGGAAAAAGCAAAAGCACGCTGTAAAATCCACCGTGCTTTCATATTGCCGCCAGAAGCAATAAAAGCCGTTTAATACGTTTTAAAACCGTCATACCGGACTGAACAGATCGCCCTGATCGTCGTCAGATTCCTGTTTCCCTGATTTCACATAGGCAAACTGACCGTGCCAGTGGTTCGACATGTAGTTGGCCACTTCCTCACCCAGCGTTTTTGCCTGCGCTTCGTCAACCGTCAGTTGCTCACGAATACAGACTGCGCAGTGATCCATAATATCAGCCAGAACCAGCAGGTCAGCCTCAATAAAGTCGCTGACATCCTGATGACTGACGGCTGATTTATCGTCGAACATATCAACCTGCAGGCTTTCAATATATGCCTGACGCATTTCCTTGACGATGGTATAGACCCGTTGGATCGAAATACCGTATTTACGACCAAGCCAGGCGTGGTTATTGCCGTCGAAATTATCAAACAGTGCCTTATTACGTTTCAGTGTATTGTATGCAATCCCTTTTGGAATACGGATAACGCTGTTAGCCCAGACATGAGACATGCGATCTGCAAAGGTGTTGGCCACGCGGCACGCTGTCATCACAGGAATTCCCTGACGTTCGGTTAATATGGTGATAACGGCCTCCATGAGACCGTCCATCAACTCTTTTTGTGTGGTTGCGCCCATCATGTGCTCCTCGCCGCTTTTTTCAGGCGGTCTTTCTGCCAGTTCTTGAGTTTCTCAATAGCCGAGCTGGCCATCTCAGGCTCCAGCCACTGCAGGCCGTCGACTTTAGTTTCCCGTTTAACCCATCGCCGCAGCGCCTCTTCCGAACTGTCGCGCACGATGCCCTGTGCGTACATTTCCAACCATAAGGCGCGCAGTTTCCTGGCCTGTGGGTGATCCGCCAGTGGGCGTGTTGTGCGCGCCTTGCGGGAGGGTTTTACTTTAAAACCTTTGGCCTTCATTGCGGCCAGTACCTTATTAAGCTGGCCGGGGTTCATGCCGCTGGTGGACGTAATTCCGGTGATTGATAACAGCATCTGACGATAGGTGTCGGTATCGATGCCAAGTTTATTTTTGGCTATATGAATGAGCTGGATAAGCTTACCTCTTTCCATAGGGCCTCCATTTGCTCCACTGCGCCAGACGCTCTTCGTAAAGAGAAAGTGCCAGTGGCCATAACAGGAAAAGAAATAACCAGGCTGCGCCCCAGCGGAGAACAGAATGCCGGTAACGAGCCAGACTACCGGTGTGGTGATGGATTTGAACGGTGGTATATCCCATCCACACCCATGTCCAGCCTAAAGTCAGATAAAAACTCATAGTGACCTCACGATATGCGTATCCAGCGGCATGTAGCGCACCACATGATCGGTAATAAAGTCGCCGGTACTGCTGCTGGTGAAGGTTCGCTGGCCGGTATTCAGGGTGGCTATGACAAAGGGGGAATGACCTTTTTTCTGGCTGGTTTTATCCAGTTCGGCGACGACCGTCAGGCAACTGGTATCCCATTCAGCCTGAACCAGTATGACGACTTCATGGGGGAGTATCTTTCCCTCAACCCATGCGTGACTCTGACGCCGGGGCGTGTTTTTCGCCTGGTAAATACGGTAAAAGCCGTTAACATCATCAAGTATCTGCAGTTCCACGCCGCGACGCAGTACCGGGATGACGTCGACGGGAGTGTAGCCCAGCCGGTCGGCCAGCGTCTGGCAGGTGGCGGGGCCGTATCGGTTAATGAGAGAAGTAATTTTATTAAGCACCGGAAACCTCCGAATGACTGATGCGTTTCTGTTCCTGACCGTTTACCGGATGGTGAAGGCTGGCCTGCCTGCCTTCGAGATAGCCGCTATTCCGGGCGTTGTCGTTATCGCGGGTTTTGCCCGACTCGCGGGCATTGCGCGTAACGGTACGGGTGTATTTCTTCTCCAGCCAGCGTTCGGCCAGTTCCACCTCATGAGCAGTTCTGGCCAGCTTCTCAATTTTATTAAGCACCGCAATGATCCAGCCCTCGGCGAATTTGTCACCGCGTGCGGTTTTGGTGCTGTTTTTGATGCGTTTATTCTGGGTTTTAATAAAGTCTTTGCGGGCTTTAATTAACTGACGGCCTAATACTTCAAAGGTATATGCCGCCAGTTCCGGGCGGTTATATAAGCCGTAAAAGCTGACGCCGCAACCACCCAGCAGAATACAGTCCACCCCAAATGCATCTTTAATAACCTGCAGCAGGTACGCCATATAGCGCGGGGGATTGCTGGCCCCAACGGGCCAGTAATCGCAGATGGATTCATTGATATCGAGAATCTCAATATCATCCTGAGTAATACCGTGAGCGTCAGCCAGCTTCTGCGCGCGGGCCAGCGCAGCAGAAGCTTCATTGGCATTAGATGAACTGGTCAGCGCCATCAGCTTTTTAAGGCGTCGGATGGCCTTTTCTTTATCATCTTTCATTGTCGCTTCCCTTTGCTGGTAATTCTGTACGCCAGCCGTTCGCCTGCATAAATGCCAGATAATTAATGCAGTCGATGGGGTCGCCTTTTTCCAGGTGGTGGAATAACGCCTGCAGGCATTCCTCGCGTGTCCAGAAGTTGCGACCATCGCCAGTTTCTTCACCCTCAGCAGGTACGCGCCAGCCGTTGGTATAGCCGTATTTCTCCTGTGCCTTGTACAGTTTTTCCGCCATGGCATCGGCGGTATCCATTACCAGTTTTTTTGTATCGCGATGAAGATATTTCGGCATGGATACAGTAACGTCGGTTTTGCTTATATAGATCATAATGCCTCCTCATTCTAAGGGTGGTGCGTCAGAACCATCTACAGACAGGCAAATATCTTTACCCTCGATACAGTCAAAATCTTCGTTGAACTCATTTTCATAGTTATTCCGGCTATGTATGGTCAACGTAATTACCTGTTTTTTTGTTTTACCAATAACAGTCATCATGCTGCTGGTGTGGTAATTAAACCCCTTCAGCATGTCCTGAATGGTTTTTTCCAGTCCTTCTTTATCGGTGAGTTTGACGCTATTTGATGTATCGGTTACACAACCTTCAAGTGTTGGCATAATTACCTCTGCATTAAATGAACGGCGAAGAAAAAGCCCATCGTTAATCCTGTCCCGATAAAAAAGGCGTACCAGAAAAAGATGAGGCAATTACCTGATAGCTTGACCATCTCAGGCAGCACGTCATGAATGGCTTTTTTGAATGCCTGCAATTCGAAGCGCAGACGAGCTTTAATTCGCGAGAAATTAATCATCGTTTTCATCCGGTGTCTCCAGTAGTTCAAAGTCCATCACTGCAGGAAACAGGTTTAATTGCTGCCCACAGTGCGGGCAGGCCAGAATCAAATCAACCACCCAGGCGTCATCAACAGGAGACTGCATGATGTTGGCCTGAACGTGCTCGAGATATTCAGTCTCCTTCCTGCAGTGCTTGCACGTCAGCATTAGCAGCCTCCCGTTCTTTGCATTCATCAAGGCGTCGCTGCATTTGCGCCAGCGTCGATTCCTTATCCTCCGTGGTGTTAATCATCTCGAACAACATGGTAGTCACACCCGGTATTGAACCTTCCGTATCCATGCGCATGCTTTTATTCCAGATAGTTGCTTTCGCGCGATTAGTGTATTTCTGTTTTGTCGCCATTGATTTCTACCTCCAGTCCGCGCCCCAGTGTTATCAGTGTTCCGCCTGCACGCACGAATAACTTTGCCGCCTCCAGGTCGTTGCCGGACTCAGCAGCCCGCATGGCGCGGTTAATATCTTTCTCCGCCTTTTTACGCAGATGCAAAATGATGTCGAATTTCATTTCTCAATTTCCTGTTCAAATGGCGTAATGGAAAACACCTCTTTCCCCGACACAATAGAAATACCTTTTATATTCTCGACGGCTTTCTTGTCGGCCAGAATGGCGTCTTTATTAACTTCCTCCTTGCGACGGATAAAACGGTCGAGCTTTAATTTTTTCAGGGTCTCCAGTACCAGCTCCGCGCCCTTAATAGAGACGGATTCCGGTTTTGTTCGCCATGACACTTCACCGGTAATCAGGTTGGCGGTCTTGGTCTTACCGTCTTTGGTGATGTCTGCGCGATTGGCTTCGCACCATGTCTGAACACCTTTCTGCAGCACGTCGAGTTCAGCCCGCAGTGCCTCAATCTTCGGGGTGTTCTGGTTCATGATGACCGCTATCTGGTCATTGGCGTCGGCTTCAATGCGGGTTAATTCCCGCTGAATATCGCCAATTTTTTTAATATCAACGCTGGCCTGTTCTTTGGATTGCGGCGTGTAGGATGCCGCCGCAGCTTTAAGCCGCGATTTTGATTTCGCCATTTTTAATTACCTTTTAAGTGGGTTATTTAACTAATTCAAACTCTATATCTTCGGGTTCGCTAATATCCTCAATATCGTCATCGAAAACGACAAAGTCATATTTAAGGGCGATTTCTTTTATCTGCTCTTCAACTTCACGGGCAGACGACCATTCTGCGCAAATCTGCAGGTATTTATCGTAATCCGCCTTTTCCATCTGTACTGTTTTCCTGAATTCGACATCGGCCCTTGCTGTAATAACTACACTGACTGTATTACTCATTACCGTACCTCCCACGTTACGCGGCAGTTATTCACCTGAATCTGCCACCATTCATAATTACCCCGGTCATCATTGCCGGTGCCATAGCGAACGGCCTTACCTCGTTCCTGCGCCTGACGGCAGCGGTTGTCATAGTTAACCCGGATGCCGGGGCGCTGATAACCGTCGATTTCCACGCGCTCCACCGAAAAATCCATCGCGGTAAGCTGTGCGATAGCCGTACCCACCTGAGCCATTTGTTCCTGAATACGTTTGTTATCGCAGTTAATAATTAAGCGGCTGCGCATCACGATACCTCTTCAACTTCCATATCGTCGTAATGCACTCCCGGAACATCACAGGCCAGAATCTTAATGCCTTCGCTGCCGTTCATTGGCGGCCAGCCTTCCACATTGCCATCCTTAAACAGATCAATAAGCCCTTCAACGTTCCAGCCCTGGTATGTCTGTTCGGTAAAACAAAACACGGCCAGCATTTTTAATACCGTGACGGTAATGTCACAGTCACTGTCCAGATAACGGTCTTCTGCGTTAATAAAGAAGTTATTAATCTGGTGCAGTGACACATCGGTGCAAATGGAATGGTCGATCTCCACGGTTAATACCGGCGCGTCCTCGTGCGCATCCCAGATGATTTCATAGCGTTTTACATCTGACATATATTCCTCCTTAACGGATGTGTGGGTTGATGTTTTTTATTACGTCGCCGTTAACCACCGGCACGCCAATAGCTGCAGCTTCGTTAATGGCTGCAACCATCAGGTTGCCAATGGCAAGCGGGTAAAGGTTGCTGGCAAAAACGTCTGCCCCTGTATCGGGGTTCCTGCCTGCCTTAACGGTCATTTTGTCGCGGATGGCCTGAATGCCTGACTCGTCAATGAACTCGCTGACCTTGCGGCCTGTGCGATCGAACTTAAATGCCAGGAAGGCTTCAAGGTCATCGCCCAGTGGCTCAAGTCTGACCATCTCGCAGCGCTGAACCACTTCACGTACCGAGGCGTTGCGCTCGCTGAGTTTGTCACGCAGCTCCTGCTGGCCTATCAGGATGATGGAAAGCAGGCGTTTAAAGCCGTGCTCCAGCTCCAGAAAGCGCTTGAGGTGTTTCAGTGTGGGAACCGGTAGCGAGTGGGCTTCTTCAATAATCAGCACGTGGCCGCACTGGGAACTTTCGGCGCTGGCTTTCAGGGCCTGATGCACCTGCGCGAACCGGGCTTCCGGTGACTGTTTCGGGCGTTCGCCTGGTGCTACCGCACGCAGAATAGCCTCGGCGATGCTGGCAGATTTCAGGGTTTTGCCGGTGCGATCGTTGTCTTCCATCGCCAGAACGTAGGGTTCGACGACCACAGTGCCAGCGCTTTCGCGGTGCAGACGGTCAATCAGGTCGCGGCGCAGGGTGGATTTACCGGAACCGGACTCGCCCCACAGCGCCAGCATGCCACCGTGAACCGCCGTCTGGAACATCACCTCGCGCACATAGCGGATATCGGACGTGGTGAACATGTCCGCCGCGCTTTGAATGGCGGTGTCGTCGAACGGGTTAGTGAATAACTTAAACGCCTTTTTCGCCTTCTGGCTTAATGACTGTTTTTTGAGTAACATGCTGTCCTCTCCAGTTGTTTGTTGTACCTGAGTAATGGCTGTTGCCTGCGGCCTGACCTCATCAAAACTGTGGGTGGTGTCCACGTTGTGAGACGCAAGCAGTTCAGTGATCCGCTTCCTGAGTTGTTCGGTGTCACGACGTGGCCACTGCCCGTGGTTTACCAACTGCGCCAGCGCGGTTTTTGATATCCCCAGTTCACCGGCAATCTTCGCCATGCTCACCGGCAGATACTGCAGCTGTTGTTTCAGTAGCAACATCGTTTATTCCTCTCAGGCTGCGGCCTGTGCCATGTCGGTACATCCGACCAGCCAGTCACTTGATACACCTGCGTTGTTGACGAAATTCACTGTCAGGCGGTCACACGGATACCAGTCGTAGTGCGTGATGGTGACGGTCATGCCGCTGACAAGGTTCGGGATACCGCGCAGGCAGTAGCTCTTCTCCCGGAAGCGCACTGTCAGGTCATGGCGCACGGCGCGTTTAACGGCGATTGCGAGGGGTTGGGTCTGATTTGTCATAGGGTTCTCCTCTTCATCTATATAAAGGAAGGCTATTTGCCTGCCGCCAGGCTGACCACGACGCTGTCGCTCATGGCCAGCAGTTCCTGCATAATGGCGTCCAGCTGCTCTTCGGGGATGCCATCAGGGTAATGATCCACCAGGTACTGGTAGTGAGTGGGATTCCACTCGCGCCGCAGCGCCTCAAATCTTGTGCGTAATGCCATGGCTGCTTTGACGTGGCTCATGGGTGCTATCTCAATCTGGTGGACCCGCACCGCAGGTTGGGCTTCACGGCCTCTTAATGGCAGAACAGCTACCTTGCTGTGTTCGGCCTCTTCAATTTCTTTGTAGGGATTGAAACGACCATCGAATGGTATTGCGCCGGACTTGCGGGCTTTGTCGGTTTCATCGTTGTTGTCTGTGCCATACAGCGCATGCTCGACTTCGGCGCGGTTGATCTGGGTATCGGTTACTGGCATATGGCCATATTTCTCGCCAATGACGGGCGCGTCCACCGCATATCCCCATTGATCTTTCTCAACGGCGTAGACCGGGATGTAGTTTTCAAAGCCGTCTTCGTCAGTAACAATGATGCGGGCTTCGTTCTCGTGCCACGGATTGCGGGTAACGAGCAGCTTGTCGCCAACGCAGGCGTGCGGAATATTCTCGACACTGAACTCCTGACCACGGAACGATACGCGTAGCTTGCTGGTGATAGTGCGTTCTTCCGGTGCGGCGATAGCCAGTTCACGGCAGATGTCTGGTGATGGCGCTTTCACCAGTTGTTCAGCGGTGATTTTATTCCATGCATCAGTGCGGCTCGTTTCATGCCGACCATGAATGCGCGTCAGGTTGTAGTTCATGCGCCAAAGACGGGCGTAGTGGTTGAGTTGTTCAATGGTCTCAACTCGGACAAAGCGCAGACCGGCTTCAAAGTCACACTCAATAATGTCTCGTGATTTTTCGACGGCCCCCGTAGCGCGGGCGTTGCGGGCTTTATGCTGCAGGCAGCGTATACCGAGTGCGCGGCACATATTGAGCATCGGGGCTGATACCAGCGCGGAGCCGGGGTCGGTAAATAAAATAGAAGGGATGCCGTGAAGTACATCCATTCCGCCACGTTCCTGCATGGCGTTAATCATGACGTTCAGGAAGTTATCGGCACTTTCGCCACCGAAGCGGTACTCAACGTATATCCAGTTGGTGGTGTGATCTATCAGTTCGAAAGACCACACGCGATCGTTAACGATGCGATCAAGGTTTTTGGGCTTGTTTTTGTAGAATGTATCCCTGTCCATAACGCGCAGACCGGTATCACCCTTCGCTTTTTTATTCGGGTTTTTCAGGTAGTACAGCACGCAAATAGACGCGTCTATCTGCCAGACATGGTTAGGATGCAGGCTTTTCAGTTCCAGCGATGGTGTCGGGTGCTGTAACTGGTCATAGTGCAGACGGTAGCTACGCAGCGCCCGGCTGATGGCATCGGTGGACAGCGGGAAAAATTCACCGGTCTCTTCATCAGTGCGACCTGCCATAATCATGCCGTTTGCACGCAGGGCTTTAACCACGCTTTCCAGGCTGTACAGGCGCTTGTCATTGTTGCGCCGGGACTCCAGCCACGCACCTGAAATCACCAGCGCCTCTTCACGCGTCAGGGCGCTACAGCCCGCATCAGCGCGTTGCTTGCGCTGTGCGGCAGGCTGAAATGCTTTCAGCTTTTTGAGTAATGTAGCGCGTGACATACGGAGTTCCTCGCAGGCTGCTTTGTATATCGCTTCTTTGCGCCCATGACCGGCGTGCCGGGCGGCATCTGCATAGTGCATCAGGCGCTGATTCAGGGCGGCGTTCATGGTCAGTTACCTTGTGGTTCGGCGCGGTCTGTGGGCAGCAGACCTTTCATTTTTTCGTAGTCATACACGCCTGTGCCGAGATAAAACTCCACCTCAGACCAGTTGTCTTTTTCGGCAAAGCGGATAATGTGATTAATCCAGTTTCTGGCCAGCGTGGCGGCTTTCAGAAATTCATCACGCTGCACCTGCTGTGCCGGTGTACGGCGGAGTTTGATAATTGGTGAAGGCAGACAACCATTCTCTTTGGCAAATTCGTTAACCTGCTGACCAGATGTGCGGAGCATGTCTTTAATTTCCTGTGCTTTCATCGCATTATTCCTCTTCATTGCCGTTGGTATTATTTTCGTTAAGCCATGCTGGCGGCGTGTGTTCGGTGACCATGTCCGGGATATCGAAGCGAGTGACAATGTCATCCAGTTCGCTGCGGATTTCGCAGACGAGGCCCGCCATAAAGCTGCTGTGGTCAACGCCACGGTCAGCGGTATCCTTCTCCAGTTCTGCAAACGCAGCCTGTAATGCGCCCAGCAGTTCACGCGCTATCTTGCTGCTGATAGACGTCGCTTCCAGGCGGGTACGTTCAGCCAGTTCGTTGTCGGTGATGGGCTTGAAGCGTTCTTCATGCAGCTTGTCTTCCAGCTCATCGCGGGCGGCCTTGAGGTCGGCGGCACGCTGGCGACTGGCTTCGAGGTCGGCTTCTTTGTCGGCGAGTTTCTGCGCCAGCTTCTCTTTTTCTTCGTTCTGGCGGGCGATCAGTTCTTCAGCCAGATCCAGCAGGCTTTCTTTGTCATCCTGCTTTGCCGCCTCAATGAGCGCGGTTCTGGAATCCTCCGGCAGCTTGCGGAACTGGCGCAGCTCGCGGTAGCCGATACCCATACGGGACATGGATTCAAGGGCTTCTTCGCCGAAGGTGCGAAGGTTGGAGATGTCTTGATTGGCCTTTTCATCAGATATGCCTAGAAGGTTACAAAACTCTACCCATGTGCCACTTAACTCCAAACCGTTTGGAGTAGTTTTTCCTTTAAGACATTGATAGAGTTTATTTTCTTTGACGTATGCTAATTTCGAACTCCAAACGGTTTGGGAAAATTTACCAAATGCCTCAGCCATCTGAGCTTGACCTAAAAGCTGATTCAGTAGATCACGTTCTTCCTGCGCCTGAATTTCATCAGTGGATAGCTGGGGGATGACCGGAATATCAAAGTCAATGCCCGGTGTGGCGTCAGGAAGTTTGGCAATGCCAGATTTTTCAACGGGTTTACGTGCCATGATTATTTACCTGCTCCTGCAATTAAGATTTTTTGCTTTTGCTCAAGGCGCTGTTGGATGAGCTTATCTTCCCGAATGCACTTATAGGCAATCTGCAACATTTCCATGGAGTGGGCGTAGCGCTGGGTATTACTCCCTTCCGGCGTGTAAACCTCAATAATCAGATCCTCTTCCTGAAGGGCATCCAGCAACTCAGATATGCGGGTGGCGGGAATACCTGCCGCATCAGCGATTTCGCCTGCTGTCATTCCGGTGTTGGTTCTCCCGGAAAGCACCTTCAGTATCCGGGCAGTTCGTGCCGCTGACGGGGACTTGCCTGCGGGTTTTGCCATTTGGTCCTCCTTCCTAATTACTGAAAGACTGTTACAATAAATTAAGCGGCAATATTGCTGGTTTTGAGGCCGAGTTTAACGGCGATCTCGTAAGCTTTGCCGTAATTGGCTTTGCACTGACCGTTGAGTACCTGGTAGACCTGATTCCGGTTGAAGCCATGTTCTTGCGCCCAACTGGTAACGGTCTTGCCCTGCTGACGGAAGCGACGTTTGACCTGTTCTGGGGTCATGGTTAACTCCTTTGGTGTGTGATTATCATTTATTATGTGTGATTATGTTCCCGATCGGGAATAAAGTAAAGTTATTTTGTATCTATTCGGGAATTTTATGGTTAAGAAAAATACTCCACCTGTTGAAAATGAGTTATCTGGTCGACTGCAGGTCGTTCGAGGGAAAATGACCCAAGATGAGTTTGCTAAAGCCTTGGGTGTGGGTAGGACTACATTGATTCGCTATGAGAGCGGTGAAAGGGTTCCTGATGCCAACTTCTTACAGGCGCTATCTTTGAAATTTAACGTCGACCCCAGTTGGCTTTTGCTGGGGGCTGGGAAAGCTCCCGAACGGGAACAAGTAACACCGGAGAAGCAAGCACTTTTAGATGCCTACGATGGTATGAGTGAGGAGAATAAAAGAGCGATTCTCCAGATTGGCGAATCATTGTCACAACCAAAACCAAGCAAATTCGCTAGTTGATTGCAATGTCATCAATCTACCTCGTGGCCCACCTGAGTACCTGCGGTCAAGAAAGTATGAGCGGCTCCCATCAGAGGATGTAGCCCCTCCTGACAATGTAACTAATATTTTTAAATACAAAGAGAGAGGTGATGACAGCAAGAAATGACACAGCTATCTCATTTGCGACAAAATTACTTACCTTGCTATTGAATTTTTTCACCTGCAAACATTAGGTTTTTCATGTTCTGGCCAGAATGCGAAAGCCTGAGTAGGAGTTAATGTAACGGTTTTCATATAATTACCACCATTCAATGGAGATGTTTATATGAAAGCAATCCCTAAAGCGCCTTCAGTGATTTCTGTTTTGTTCGCTTTTTCTGCCCCGCTCTTCCTTTCAGGGTGCATCAGTACTGTGACCGACCTTTCGGCGTCAGGGGGGAGTCGAGCTGATGGGACGGTTGTAATGTCTACAGAGTACGGAGAGTTTGATTCTATTGACATCAATAAAGAAAAAGCTCTTGCATCAGCTACGAGACGCTGTCAGTCATGGGGTTACAGAACAGCACAACCTTTTGATGCTGGATTCAGTAAGTGCAGTGATTTTTCTGGCTTTAGTTGTACAAGATATATTTATTCAATTAGTTACCAGTGTATTGAATAGCTTTCTGTTAGCCCGTGCTGTGTGGGTACGGGCTGAGAATTTTAAAAGTTCCTGATAATCAGTTCCCGCTTTGGCTTTGCCTTCTCTGTTGTCTGCAGGTTGTACTTGATACCTACCGACTGCATCTCAAGTCCCGCAAAGGTTTCGCGCATCTCCGGTATGTCGTTCACCGAGACGATCATTTTCCCCTGCATGCTGGTGGCCAGCTGCGCCATGCGCTCATATTCCGCGAGTGGAAAATCCACGCCATAGCCTTCCGTTCCCCAGTATGGCGGGTCGCAGTAGAACAGCGTATGCGGTCGATCATAACGCTCAACGCACTGCGTCCAGTCCATATGCTCAATAATGGTGCGTGCCAGACGCAGGTGCGCCAGCGACAGTTCTTCTTCAATGCGCAGCAGGTTAAATCGCGGTGCGCTGGTGGTGGATGTTCCAAAGGTGTGATCGGCAACCTTGCCGCCGAACGCCTGCTTTTGCAGGTAGTAGAAACGCGCGGCACGCTGGATATCGGTCAGCGTCTCTTCCGGCGTTACCTGCAGCCACTTGTATATCTGGCGACTGACCAGCGCCCATTTAAACTGCCGCACAAACTCTTCCAGATGATGCTTGACCACACGGTACAGGTTCACCAGCTCATTGTTGACGTCGTTGATAACCTCAACGCGGCTGGGTTCCTTGAGAAAATACAACGCCGCTGCGCCGCAGAACGGCTCCACGTAGCAGGTGTGTTTGGGGAACAGTGGCAGGATGTGCTTCGCAAGACGGCGTTTTCCACCAATCCACGGCACGATCGGGAGTGAATTCTCTTTCATTTACTGTAAGCCTTTTTCAATAGTTGAAAAATACCACCTGATGATGGCAGGCTCATTCTGTTCTCGCGGGAACGGAAGAGCCCTGGTTGACTCACAGGTGAGAGCTGTGGGTTGATGACCTGTCGGTGGTTTAGGCACCTCCCGGCAGGTCGCTCTTTTCTTCTTATCTCATGAAAATAACTGTATCGCTGTTAAAGTGCTTTAAGTAACGCGGCTGGTAATAGTCATTGAAGGAGCGGAAGTATGTCCGGGTTGCAGGAATTCACTGTCGAAGAGGCTCTTCGGCTTCATGGCAGACAAATAAATGAGTTATCGGGTCAGGTGATAAGACTAAAAATACAGAATGAAATTCTTCAGGGGTTTGTCGGTTGCCTGGCTCTGGTGGGGCATGAGCCAGAAATACTTGAACGAATCTGGTGTAAGGCTGGAGCCCATATTGCGCGGACTATTTTTGATAATTACGCAGACACAATGAAACATCCTGAACTCAAAAAAATTGTTGAGGAAGAAGTGAAGGCGATTCTGGTTAATAAGACATTAATGAGTGAAATAGTGTCCATTCACACACCTGACGCTGGTGACTGATACGTCAGGTGTGCTGTTGTCAGCTTTTTGTTGCCCCTTCGATTATCGCCATGATTTCCGCCCTGAACTCCTCCGTAGAGGCTCTGCTGTCATATGTGGAGACAGCCACAGAACGGGAGGCGAGTATCTGACGTGCTTCCTGATGGAAGTTTTCTTGTGAGAACACATCACAGATAGTTTCCATGCTGCTGCGGAAGGGCTCAGAAAAAGGAAATATGACGGGTGTGCTGAGCCGGATTAATCGTTGATCATCACCAGCCCTCTGTTTTTTCTGTCGCATTTTATTCCTCCTGGTCAGCACGAGATGACTTCATTGATTTCCCCTGAGTCTTTTGCGTCAACTGTTGTCTTTTTTTTCGTAACGTTAATTTTGTTATCAGGTACAGGCCAGTGAATGCCCTCCTGTACCAGGTCGCCCATTTTGGGAGCAGGTTCGGTCGCCGGGCGGAATTCTGTTGCTGAGAAGTGGAATTGTCCGTGTATCCGGCCTGTGGCGCTGAATTTTATCCAGCCTAATGCAGAACCATCAGGGTGAAATAACGGTACCCAGAATCCCTCCCGATCCCTTTGGAGGTAACCAGCATATGCAGATGCCAGCGATACCCGCAATTCAGGCTTATAACCAGGTTCCACCCAGACCTGCGTGTCGTCCCATTCACCCAGACCATGATAACCTTCCATAACTGACTTCCGGCGCAGCGTAATACGGGGAGGAATACCCGGTGACGTTTTCACTTTGTATTCAGGCTCATTGACGTTGAAGGTGGTATTCCCGTCAGGTTTTTGGTCATGGTTCAGCGCCATATCCAGCAGCTCATGAAAGTCCCCGCACATCGTCAGTGAGTGACCTGTCGCATCCTGAAACTGATACTGCGCAAACCATGCCAGTGCCTCGCGGTAACTCATATCACGCACCGTCCGGCCCGGACGACTCTCCGGCAGGTTAATTTCTTCCAGCTTAAAAATGGTCCCGCTGCGTGGGCTGTGCCAGGTGGTGTAGTCTGCGTTACTCATGCGCCTTTCCGAATCCAGTTCCGGCGAGTCAATAATGACTTTATCGCCGTGGATGAGTTTCAGCGCATCGGCAATCAGGGCCAGTACGCGGCTTTTACCCGAACCTGTCGGGCCTGATACGGTAATGGTGATGGTGGGGTTGAGCGTGGTGGTCATCGGTTCTGTCCTCCGGGGTGAGTGTTTCGCCCATCCTGCGTACTCTTTCCGGCTGCCACTATTAAAGCCCTTTAAAAGCGATTTACAGCCAGCTTTGTAATGCTGTCTCCATCACTCAAGGAGACACATTCAATGAAAAAACTCAAACGCCTTTCCCGTCTTGTTGCCGCCACACCCCGCCCGCGCCTGTGGGGCTGGCTGCTGGCCGCTGCCGTGATGTTCCTGGTGATTGCCGCCGTGTCGCCGCAGCAACTGCCGGTGGTGATTTACAAGCTCTCACTGATTTCTCTTGCTGCCGTGCTCGGCTACTGGCTTGACCGCTCGCTGTTCCCCAAATCCCGTCCGGGGCAGTTTCAGCGCCACGTTCCGCAGCTGATGAATCTGGGACGTTACCCGGTTGAGGTGGGGTGTCATATGGTCTTTGCGGCCACCCTGATCCGTCGCGCGATCATTGTTGCGGCGGTGTGTCTGTCTGTCGCGATGGGGTTATGACCATGATTTTTCACTGGCCGCAAATTACGTGGGTTGTGCTGTCATTGCTTACGCTGGGTATCTTCCTTGCAAAACACGGTGAGCCACATAACGACAGATACAGCATCTGGCTGCAACTGGTTGCTGAGATATTTATGGCCTGGCTGCTGTGGTGTGGCGGGTTCTTCTCGCAGGCTAACGCTGCCGGACCGCCGACCGCCGCCCTGAAATACCGCAGCGACGTGATACGCGCCTCCCGCGTGGACTGGGGGCTTAACGCGCCGGTCGCCGACTTCGCCGCGCAACTGCACCAGGAGTCCGGCTGGAATCCTGCTGCCCGTTCGCCGGTGGGTGCACAGGGACTGGCGCAGTTTATGCCATCGACCGCTGACTGGATTGCCGGTGTTTTTCCGGCGCTGTCATCCCGCGAGCCGTACAACCCCGGCTGGGCCATCCGGGCGCTGGTCAGTTACGACCGCTGGCTGTGGCAGCGCGTAGCCGTTCCTGACGGCTGCGAACGTATGGCGATGACACTGTCAGCCTACAACGGGGGTCTGGGCTGGGTGAATCGCGATCGCAGGCTGGCACGGACGCGTGGGCTGGATGATGCCCGCTGGTTCGGTGCGGTAGAAACTGTGAATGCCGGGCGCAGCGCGGCTAACTGGCGGGAGAACCGCCACTACCCGCAGCGCATTCTGCATACGCTTGCCCCGCGTTACCTGTCATGGGGAGGAACAAGCTGTGTGGGGTAAATGGCTGAAACGCATTCCGTGGGGCGACCTGTTGCTGCTGCTGGTTGTAACCGGACTCCTTGGCTGGGTGTGGGTTAAGGGATACGACAGCGGCCATCTCGATGCGCAGCGTGACGGTGATAAGGCGCTGGCGCAACTGCAGTCACAGTTTGATACGTACAGACGCGAAAGCGCCGAGCAACAGAATGAAGCGCTGCGGACTGTCGTGGCCCGCTATAACGCGCAGGTCGCCGCCGCCCGCCAGGCGGACGCAGACTTTCAGGCAAAAAAACAACAACTGGAGCGTGAGAATGCTGACCTTAAAAAACAGATTGCGGACGTCACCCGTCAGTGGGTGGATGAGAAAGGTAAGCATCATCCCATTGAGTGCGTGTTTACTCGCGGCTTCGTGCAGCAGTACAACGCCGCCTTCGGGACCCGCCCCGGTGACGGTGGCGTGTCCGTTACCACCGGTTCCGCCAGCGCTGGCAAAAAGGCCGGGGCAACTGATACCGCTGTCGCCCGGTTACGCGAATCAGGTGTCAGTCAGGCCGACGTTTTAGCTAACGTCATCGACAATGCCCGCCAGTGCCGGGTCTGGCGGGAACAGGTGAACGGTCTGCTGGATTACACAGAGGGATTACACCAATGACGATAAATGACCTGAGTTTTGACTGGAACTTCCTGCAGTGGGTGGTGATGGCGGTGGTCGGTGTTTACACCTGGCTGATTGGCCGTCAGTCCGCCAGCGCGCAGGAACTGATGGACCTGCGCACCCGCATTGTACGCCTGGAAGAGCAGATAGCGCAGGTGCCAACCCAGCAACAGGTCGCCGCCATGATGAGCAAACTAAGCAGCGCCGAAGCCCACATGAGCGGACTGAATGAAAAGTTTGATGTGGTCTCGCGCCGCCTTGAGTCAATTAACAATTTTCTGCTGCAGAACAAGTGAGGGGTTATGAAGTTTGTTGATTTTCTGCGTGAAGACTGGCGGCTGGTTATCCTGCGCATTCTTTCTGAGATGCCGGGATACAGCTCCAACAGCTCGGTACTGTACAGCGCTCTGACGCAGTACGGCCACAACCTGAGCCGTGACCAGGTGAAAACGGAGCTGCGCTGGCTGGAAGAGCAGTCGCTGATACGCGTTGAGGCGCTGGAATCCGTTCTGGTGGTCTGGCTCACCGAACGCGGTGCTGATGTGGCTGCCGGTCGCGCCGTGGTGCCGGGGGTAAAACGTCCCGGCGCGGGAGGCTGATATGGGCCGGAAATCCACGGTACACAAGCTGCCGGAAGAGATACGCAGCCACATTGAGCGCCGGTTGCGCGAAAACCGCCTGACGCTCGATGAGCTGATTGAGGATTTACGAACCGCGTTTCCGCAGACATCCGAACTGCCCGCCCGCAGCACGCTGGGCCGCTATAAAAAATCCTTTGACGAGGTGGTCGGACGGATGCGCGAACAGCAGCAGATGGCGCGGATGCTGGTCGATGAGCTGGGCGAGAACCCCGACGAACGCGCCGGTCAGATGCTGGTACAGTCCATTACCGCGCTGACCAGCCATGCCGCCATGCTGGCACAGGATGAGCAGGAGCCGGATATTGACACGGTGCGCTATCTGGCCCGTGCCGCAAAAGACATTCTGCAGGCCCGTAAAATCAGCTTTGATGAGCGACTGGCTATCAAAAAGCAGGCCCGCGAAGAGCAACTGGCCGAGCAGCAGGAGAACCTCAAAGCCGTCGCCCGCGAACGGGGCATGGATAAAGAAACCGTGGACTTCTGGAAACGTCGCGTACTGGGGGTGGGCTGATGACCATGAAACCCTTAGCCTCCACGCTGCGTACGCTGGAGTGGGATGAACTGCCCGCGAGTGTGCGCGAAATCCCCGACAACTTCGACCCGTTCGGTGACGGCGTGCTGATGAAGCATCAGGCGGAGTGTCTGGCGCTGGAGGCAGATATTATCGCCGTCCCTAAAGGGCGCCGTACCGGTATCACCTTCGCCTGGGGGCTGAACTCCGTACTGATTGCCGCCGCCAGCAAAAGCGCCGGTGGCGATAACGTCTACTACATTGGCGACACCAAAGAGAAAGGCCTGGAGTTTATCGGTTACGCAGCGAAGTTCTCCCGCGTCATCGCCGAGCAGCAGTCGCAGGAAATTTCCTCAATTGAGGAGTTTTTGTTTGAGGATCAGGATGAGAACGGCAACACCCGTCAGATTAATGCCTACCGTATCCGCTACGGCAGCGGTTTTCAGGTGGCTGCGCTCTCCTCCAGGCCTGCCGCTATCCGTGGTCTGCAGGGAGTGGTGGTCATTGATGAAGCGGCTTTCCATGCTGATGTACAGGCGGTCATGGAAGCGGTCGCGGCGTTGATTATCTGGGGTGGACGGGTGGTGGTTATCAGCTCTCATAACGGCAAAAACAATCCCTTTAATCAGTTCTGTAAAGATATTGAGGCCAGGCGATACGGGGAGAATGCTGTCGTGTTTACCGTGACCTTTGATGACGCAGTGGCTAACGGCCTGTATGAACGGGTTGCAACCATGAAGGGATGGGATATCACGCCGGAAAGTAAAAAAGCCTGGTACACCAGAATCCGTAACGCCTATGGCCCGCGTAAGTCTGCCATGCGCGAAGAACTGGATGCCATACCGCGTGACGGTAACGGTATCTGCATTCCCGGCGTCTGGGTGGAGCGGGCCATGCCCGATGAGCGCCCCGTTCTGCGCCTGACGATGGATGATGACTTTATCTCGCTCAGTGAGAATGAGCGCCTGTCCTGGGGAGACGCCTGGATTGAGCAGACGATCGCGCCGGTGATGCGTGAGGTGCTGGACCCGCAACTGCGCCACGTCTTCGGGATGGACTTTGCCCGCCACCGTCACTTCTCGGCGGTCTGGCCGATGGCCATCACGCCGTCCCTGAAACGCACGGTGCCGTTTGCCATCGAGCTGAATAACGTCCCGTCGGCACAGCAGGAGCAGATAGTCTTCTTTCTGATAAAACACCTTCCCCGTTTCTGCGGCGGTGCGATTGACGCCACCGGGCCGGGGATGGTGTTTGCTGAATACGTCGCCGATCGTTTTGGTCGTCCGCGTATCGCCGAGGTGATGCTGAACCAGAAATGGTACGGGCAGTGGATGCCCAAATTCACCGGCGCATTCGAAGACGGGACGATTGAGGTTCCGCGCGATGACAATATCGCCCAGGATTTGCGCATGATTGAAAACGTCAACGGTATCCCGATGGTCGCGCCACTGGAGCGTAAGGACCTGAAAGATCCGGAACTGGTCAGGCACGGAGACTCGGCAATTGCCGGATGCCTCGCCTGGTACGCCACGCTGAACCTGTCGGCGGAAATCGAATTTCAGTCAACCGGTGAGCGGAGTGTTTACCAGGCGTTGTCCGGGTACGGCGGCGATAACGGCGGTGAATTCACGCAGACCGGGTTTGGTACCGTGCGCGGGCGTAACGATTTCGGAGGGTTTATATGAGTCTTGTCAGCAGGATCAAGAAGCGGCTGAAACGGCCTGAGACCGGGCGCGAAATCGCCGCCTCCGGTGACGACAGGGATATCACCCGTCCGTGGGTGGGCGCGCTGGCGCTGGCGGATGACAGCGTGTTACGCAGCCGGGGTGCGCAGGATTTGCAGATTTACCGCGAGGTGCTCAGCGATGATGAGGTGAAAAGTGCCTTCACCCAGCGTCAGGACGCGGTGATTTCGCGTGAAATCAGTGTGAAAGCCGGGGGCGAACGTCCTGTAGACGTGGCGGCAGCCGAAGCCATGCAGACGCAGATCGAGTCGCTGGGCTTCGATCGTATCACCCGTCTTATGCACTACGGCGTGTTTTACGGCTATGCAGTGGCCGAGATTATCTACGGCGTGCGCGATAATCTGCTGTGGATCGATGAGGTGAAAGTGCGCGATCGCCGCCGCTTTCGCTTCACTCCCAAAGGGGAGCTGCGCCTGCTGACGCCGGATAACATGATGGAGGGTGAGCCCTGTCCTGCGCCGTACTTCTGGTCGTTTGCCACCGGCGCGGATCATGATGACGAACCCTACGGGCAGGGGCTGGCGCACTGGCTGTACTGGCCGGTCTTTTTCAAGCGTAACGACATCAAGTTCTGGCTGATTTTTCTCGACAAATTCGGTATGCCGACTGTAGCCGGTAAATACCAGGAAGGGGCAAGCGAGGAGCAAAAAAGAGACCTGCTGGCGCTGACCCGCGCCATCGCCACCGACAGCGGCGTTATCATGCCGGAGGGGATTTCGCTTGAGATCATGTCTGCGGCGCGTTCCGGTGCGGCGGACTACCAGGCGATGTATGACGCCATGAATGAGGCCATCCGTCGTATTACTGTGGGACAGATTTCCAGCTCAGGCGGGGCCAGTAAGGGGATTGGCGGGGATGAGTCCCTGCAGGAAGCCATACTGACCTCCATTGCCAAATCGGACGCGGATGTGATTTGCGAGTCGTGGAATCGCGGGCCGGGGACGTGGTTTACGGAGTTTAACTTTCCCGGCGCGGCGGTTCCGCAGGTGTACCGTGTCTTTGAGGAGCCGGAAGATCTGACCGAACTGGCTTATCGTGACCAGACCATCGCTGACACCACCGGCTACCGCCCGACGCTTGCTCAGGTGAAAGACACCTACGGCGGCGACTGGGAGGAAAAACCGGCAGCGGACACACCGCCGCCCGCTCCGCCCGTGGCGGAATTCGCCGACACCGGGACCGGTTCAGATGTCACCAGCCTGCAGGCGCAGCAACTGAATACTGCCCTGATGCCGGTCATGGACGGGTGGGTGCAGCAGATTCAGGATCTGGTTAACCGGGCGGAGAGTCTTGATGAACTGCGCAGCGGGATTGATGCCCTGTTGCCCGAACTGAGTCTTGACCAGTATGCTGATATCATGGCGCAGGCAATGACGGCAGCGCAACTGGCCGGACGGTATGAACTGATGGAGGAACTGCATGGCCGGTGACACATCCTGGATATCCCTGCCTTTTATGGAGCAGATTGGTTTCCTGAAACAGAAGGTGAACGTGAAAACGGAGGGCTGGACCGACGTCTACGGCCCGGAGCATGACACACAGTTTATGGTCGCGGGCGTCAACCGCGACGATCTGCTGGCCGATATCCGCGCCGCCGTGGAGCGTATTCCGCAGGGACAGACGCTGGAGGGATTTCGCAAAGAGCTTTCCGGCCTGATTGCCCGCTACGGCTGGAGCTTTAACGGTGATTTCAACTGGCGCTCGCGCATCATCTATGAGACCAACCTGCGGACCAGCTACATGGCAGGCCGTTTCGCGCAGCTGATGGCGATCCGCGACACGCACCCGTACTGGCGCTATGTTCACAGCGACGCGGTGGAGCATCCCCGGCAGTTGCATCTGGACTGGGACGGTCTGGTGCTGCGCTGGGATGACCCGTGGTGGGAAGCCCATTTCCCCGTTAACGCCTGGGGATGTCAGTGTGGCGTGGAAGCGCTGACGGAAGACGATTTACGCGCACTGGGTAAAAGCGGGCCGGATACCGCACCACCGGTGAATTATGTCACGCGGATCATCGGTAAGCGCAGTCCGGGCGGGCCGCGCACGGTGATTGTACCGGAGGGGATTGATCCGGGGTTTGAGTACACGCCGGGGCGCAGCCTGCTGATAAGTGAGGTTCCACCTCCCAGAGGCGGTAATCCGCTGAGTATCCACGCCATCACGCCGCCGGATACCCTGCCGGAAAGCGGTCAGCCACCGTTGCCCGCCCCACAGCCTGAGCCGGAGGCCTGGCAGGGAAACGTCATTGACAGCTTCCTGAAAACCTTTCAGGCGGATGTGACCCCGGCGGCCTTTAAGGATATGAGTGGTCACCGGCTGGTCTTCGGGCGGGAGATGTTCATGCATCCGGATGATGAGCGTGGTTTTTCCGTGTCCGGAACCAGCCTGCAGTGGCTTTCTCAGGCTATTCATGACCCGGATGAAATCTGGGCGCAGGTGGTATATCTGGAAGCACTGAAACGGGCGGTGGTGCATTACCGCTATCTGACGCGAATTCAGTCATCGCGGGATACGATACCTTTCAGTGTGGTGTTTGAGACCGGCAGCGACGGCTGGGCCGGAAATGTGTCCACGGATGAGGCGCTGCTTCAGGCTCTTCGTCAGGGGGTGTTACTGTACCGCCGGGAGGGTGCGCAGTGAGCGGCGTCACACTGACCCTGGATTATCAGGATGCGATGCACATTTTGCTGGGTATGGAGCAGCAACTGCGCCACCCGGAGCCCATGCTGGATAAGATGGGGGAAGCGCTGCTGCAGTTTCATCGCCAGCGTTTTAAGGACCAGGAGAGTCCGTCCGGCGAAGCGTGGCAGGAACTCTCCCGGCGGTATAAGAAACGTAAAAAGCGCAACAGGGATAAAATACTGGTGCTTGACGGCACGCTTCGCAATACCCTGCGCTGGCAAATCCGGGGGAACGAGCTGTTGTTTGGTACTGACAGACCCTATGGTGCCATTCACCAGTTTGGCGGAACCATTGAGATAGCGGCCCGCAGCCAGCAGGCTTATTACCGGCAGTTACGCAGCGGGCGGGTTAAAAACCGTTTTGTCCGTAAAAAACGCGCTAACTACAGCGAGTGGCATACTATCGGGGCATACAGTATCCACATGCCTGCGCGCCCCTGGCTTGGTGTGTCCGGTACGGATAAAATCCGCCTGGTGGATATTGCCCGTAACCACCTCTACCGCGAACAGAACCGCCCTGATATGGACGACTGAATCTCCGGCCCGTGACGCAGTTCTGTGCGTCCGGCAGGGCAAGGTTGCCCTGTTATCATGAAAGGCCGTTTATAAACGTTTTTAAACGCCTTCCGGGCGGGGTATTACCGTGCATCGCCCTTTCCACCGTCAGTCTGATGCTTTTCGTTTTTAAAGCGCTTTAATAGTCGCTTTCCATCCTGTTCCTTCACACTGCGGGCTATCCGACTGTGAAGGACATGTTTATGACCACCCAATCTGCCGCCACTCTGCCGGTTCTGGCTCCCGGCACGCATACCGCGATGGACGGGCGCAAAATTACCGTCACGCTGAATGACTGCGTGGATATGGCCAGCCAGTACGATTCGACACTGTGCGAAGCGCCTTTTGTTATCGGCCATCCGAAACTGACCGCTCCGGCCTATGGCTGGGCAAAACGCTTTGAAGTCCGTGACGGCATGCTGTGGGCGGAGCCAAAACAGGTTAATCCGGGATTTGCCGAGGCGTTCAACGCCGGTGCCATCAAAAAACGTTCCCTGGCGTTCTGGCTGCCCAACTCACCGGGCAATCCGAAGCCCGGACACTACTATCCCCGTCACGTTGGCTTTCTCGGTGCCGTGCATCCCGCTGTTAAAGGACTGCCTGATGTGCAGCTGGCGCACTTCGACGAGTACACCGGGGACGATGCGCCGGTGGAGTTCGCGATGGAATGGTTTGATCCGGATTTGTTACCGGAACTGTTTTCCGGCCTGCGCGATTACCTGATTGAAAAAGAGGGCGTCGGGCGCGCCAACGCCATTCTGCCGGACTACCGTCTGAACCGGCTGACCGAACTGATGAAACGTGAATTTAACCCTGACCCTGTTATGTATGCCGAGGACATTACCGTGGAAAAAGAAAACACCACCGACGCACCGGCGGAGTTCGCCGAACGTGAGGCCGCGCTGGCAGACCGTGAGGCCACCCTTGCCGCGCGTGAAAACGCCATCCGGGAGCGCGAGGAAAAGGAACGCCGCGATGCCATTGCCGCATTCGCTGATGAACTGGCAAGTGACGGACGTATTCTGCCGCGCCAGAAAAATGCCGTGGTTGAGGTACTGTCCGGCCTGTCCGGTGAGCCGGTAGCCTTCTCCGACGGCAGCAATACCGTCACCGATACCCCGGAGGCGCTGTTGCGTGAAATTCTCTCAACAAAACCGGCTGTGGTGGAGTTCGCGGAGAAATCGCCCGCCGGGAATGACCCGGTGGAATTTGCTGACGCCGGCGCGCTGGCGCAGGCCGCCAGTGCGTACCAGTCAGAGCAGGCTGCGAAAGGTCACTTCATCAGCGTTACCGATGCGGTTAACCATGTTAAGGGAGGTCAGAAATGAATATTCCGGGACTCACCACCGCCCATGTTGCCGGAGATGCCATTGCTGCCCGGCGTATGGTGACACGCGATACGCAACCGGAAACGGAACCGGAAAGCGTGGTTACCGCCACCAGTGGCAAATCGCTCATCATCGGTGTCACCACCGCCATCAGCAGTGACGCGGGAGACCATGTTGATGTCATTCGCGGGCAACTGGCGCTGGTGACCTTTGGCGGCACAGTGAAATCCGGTCAGCCCCTGACCGCTGACGCGGAAGGCCGTGCCGTTCCAGCCGCTGCCGGAGACTGGTATCTGGGGTTTGCGGAATGTGACGGTGAAGAAAATGACACAGGCTCTGTCTGGATTGTACCGGGTCAGATCGCCGCTGCTGCAGCTAACTAACGGGAGTTATCCATGAAAGCACCTTTTCCGGTTGATCCGCATCTGACGGCGATCACCATTGCATACCGTAACACCAGCCTGATTGCTGACAGCGTGCTGCCGCGCGTACCGGTCGGAAACCAGGAGTTCAAGTGGTGGAAGTACGATCTGAGCGAAGGCTTTACCGTTCCGTCGACGCTGGTTGGCCGTACCTCGCAACCCAACCAGGTGGAATTCAGCGCCAGCGATGAGACCAGTGCCACGAAGGACTATGGTCTTGATGCGCCGGTACCCAATGCGGATATCCGCAACGCACCAAAAAATTACGATCCAAGAGGACGGGCCACCGAGGCCACCACTGACCTTATCCTGCTTGACCGTGAGGTGCGCACCAGCCGCCTGGTGTTTGACAGGAAAAGCTACCCACAGGCCAATCAGGTATCACTGGCCGCCGCCGACCAGTGGGACAAAGACAGCAGCACACCGATAAAAACCATTTTTCCGGCGCTGGATAAGCTGATTATGCGCCCGAACGTGGCGGTGCTGGGGCGCGCCACAGCCACTGCGCTGCGTATGAATAAGTCCGTCGTTAAAGCTTATAACGGGACGCTGGGCGATGACGGGCTGGTGCCGCTCGACTACCTGCGCCAGCTTCTGGAACTGGATGAAATTCTGGTGGGGTCCGCTTTTGTCAATATCGCAAAACCCGGGCAGAAGCCGGTTCTCGTCCGCGCCTGGGGAAATCATGCCGCCTTTATTTACCGCAACCGCCTGGCGGATGCGCAGAGCGGCGTGACCTTTGGTTTCACCGCTCAGTTTGGTCCACGCGTCTCCGGCTCCATTCCGGACCCGGATATTGGTCTGCACGGCGGCGAGCGCGTGCGCGTCGGGGAGTCGGTCAGGGAACTGATTGTTGCCCCGGACTGTGGCCTGTTCTTTGGTAATGCTGTGGGTGGATAAGGAGAATGCGATGACTTTCATCACGCTGGCCGATCTGGCTGAACGTCCGGGAACGGTGGAACTGGCCCAGGTGGCACAGCAGCCGGGTGAGCCGGTGGCTTCACCTGCGGTTCTGGCAATGCTGATGCGCGGTGAGGATATGTCTGCGGTGCCGGAGGCTGAGGCGAATGTGGCCCGCGCCGCCGCAGAGCGTATTTCTGACGTGATGGAAGAGGCGCAGGCACTGGCTGAGGGATATCTGCGTCAGGGCGGGTATCCACTACCGCTGCCCCGGGTGCCGCTCATCCTGAAGGGCTGGACGCGGGCGATTGTCCGCTACCGCCTGCATGCACACCGTCTTTCTGATGAAAAAAGCGATCCGATTGTCCGTGACTATCGCGACGCGCTGAATCTGCTGGGACTGGTGGCTGCGGGAAAATTCAGTCTTGGTCTGGGGGATACGCGACCCCCTGCGGGCGGCAGACCTGCCGTCAGCGGACCGGGACGTACGTTCAGCATGGACAGCCTGCGGGATTACGGCAAATGAACAGCGCGCCTTTTGATACCGGCCTGATTGTTGCACGGCTGAAAGCGTTGTCCCCGCAGCCATTCAGCCAGATAGGGTCCGTTGTGGAGTACAGCAAAATTACCGACCTGACCGGGTTTTCCACGCCGTCGGCGTATGTCCTTATGGGGTCAGAGAAAGGCAGCGTTGATGCACAGCGGCGCGTACAGGTGGCGGAATGCCTCGTGGGCGTGGTGACCGTTGTGCGTAACTATGCGCCCGGCGCAGACGGACTCACGCATGAGCTTCACCCGCTGATTGCCACCATCCGGGATGCGCTGACCGGCTGGCTGCCGGATCGTCGCTGTACCACCCCGGTACAGTGGGTTCAGGGCGATATCCTGGACTTTGATGCCGGAACGCTGGTGTGGATGGATGTATTTCGGGTCAAACACATAATTGGAGGCAATGTATGCCGGACGTCACCCTGACTGCCCCTCATACCCATGCAGGGGTGCAGTATGACGCGGGGGCCACCATTACCGTCACCCTCGCCGAAGCACTGTGGCTGGAGGCGCATCAGGTTATATCCCCTGATGCCATCGAGGAGTTAAACGAGGAGAGCGAGCATGAATGAAACCTACTATTACGGTCAGGGTAAACTGTATCTGGCAAAACGCAACGCCAGCGGCAGGCCCGGCGCATACCGCTGGGTGGGCGATGTGTCCAAACTGGAGCTGGCGCTCAGCGTGGAAACCCTGACGCATAAGGAGTCTTACTCCGGTCAGCGTGCCACCACCCGCCGTCTCATCACCAGTAAGGATGCCACGGTCACCAGTACCTGGTTTGAGTTCTCGGCAGAAAATCTGGCCACGCAGCTCTACGGCGAGCGCGCCATCGTTGCGGCCGGAACGGTCACCGGGGAGGCGCTGCCTGACAACATTCAGGCGGGAGACCGTCTGGCGCTGGCACACCAGAACGTGTCGGATGTGGTGATTGGTACCCTGAAGGAAGGGACTGACTACACCGTGGATGCGCTGTACGGCGCGCTGACGTTTCTGACACCGCAGGCGAAAGCAGCAGGCGTGAATTACAGCTACACCGGTGGCGTGAACACCACCCTGTTTACCCGCCAGCCTGAAGAGCTCGCCCTGCGTTATGAAGGGATCAACCTTGCCGAAGGCGGCAAGGCCGTGGTGGTGGAACTGTATAAAATCCAGTTTGATCCGGTCTCCGCTCTGTCGCTTATCTCCGCTGATAACGATGTGGCCGGACTGGAGACCAAAGCCGGTGTGCTGTTCGACGGTGGTATGGGCAGTGACCCGCTGCTGGGCAATTTTGGACGCGTGATCCACGTGGCTGACCGGAGCGAAACCGTATGACGCGCCCGGAAACTGCGACAGCATCTTCCATGGACGGGGATGATGATCTGAGTGTCCTGCTGCCGGAGCGGTCATTCACGCTTGCCGGTGAGACGGTCACTCTCCGGGAGTATTCCCTGAAGGACACGCTGACCCTGCATGCGGTGCTGGCCCCGGTGGTGGATGCACTGGCAACGGTGACAGAAAATGCCTGGGCCAGCTATGAAAGGGTTGAGACGGTACTGGCTGCGCAGCATGAGGCGGTCATCATTCTGGTGGCGCACAGTATCAATAAGCCGCCGTCTTTTGTGGAGGACCTTTCAGGAACGGAAGGGATGACGCTGATGGACTGGTGGTGGAGCGTGAACCGGCATTTTTTTATGACCGCTGTCATCCGCCGTCTGGTGTGCAGGCAGGTGACTGCCTCCGGTTCAGCCGCCTCTTCGCCGTCCTCATCCGCGCAGGTCATCCCTCCGGGCGCTTAGGGGACTACACCCTGCGTCAGCTGATGCTCTATTACCGGGAGGCGCTGCAGTTACAGTGCCAGGACAGTCAGTCCCGCATCGCGGATGTCAACGCCGGTCTGACCGGTGGCAGCAGCGCCCGACAGCGTCTGGCCACGCTTGGCCGGGTTGCCGGGAAATAATACGGAGTCTTTATGGCTGACAGCGATCTGAATCTGGCCCTGCGCGTTACCGCCGACCTGAACGAAGCGGTGCAGGGCCTGAATAACCTCAGCGGACAGGTTAAAGCCACCGGCGAGGCCGCCGCAAGCAGCAGCGCGCAGTGGCAGCAGAACGCCCGCAGCGTGGAAGAGGTGGTGGCCGCCCAGGTTGCCGCCATGAATCGCGGACAGGCGTGGGCGCGTGAAGAGGCCCGTCTGGCCGAAGCGGAGGAAGCCGCGCAAAAAGCAGCAGCGGCGCAGGCGAAGGAGACGGACAAACTCCGTAAAGACCTTGATAACCTGCTGGGCTCCATTGACCCGGCACAAAAGGCGATGGGTAAACTGGACGCCCAGGAAGAAAAGCTGCGTAAATCCTTTAAGGCCGGTCTGATTGATAAAGACACGCTGGATGATTTTCTGGGGAAAATCGCGCAGCAGCGTGAGGCGCTCGACACGCTCTCAGCCGGTACCCGTAAATTCTCCCTGAATTCACGTACAGCGGTACGTGAACTGCGTTTCACCTTTGACGAACTGCTGACCGGTCGCTACACCAACGCGGGCAGCAATCTGTTTGCACTGGGCAATCAGCTCGGTCTTCTGCCGCCCATTTTCAGCGCCACCACGCTGGCGGTGGGCGGCTTTGTGGCCGCGCTGGGCGGCATTGGCTATGCCGTTTATACCAGCCTGCGCGACGAGGAGGCGTTTAACCGCAGCCTGCAACTGACCGGCAATATCACCGGGCAGACGGCAGCCAGCCTGGAGAAGATGACCGGAAAACTCGGTCAGGCAAAAGGAGACTTCGCCTCTGTCCGTGATGTGCTCAACGGTCTGGTCAGCAGCGGGCAGTATACCGGGAGAACGCTGAACGATGTGGCGGGCGCTGCCGTGGCCATGATGCAACTGACCGGCAAATCTGCTGATGATACCGTCCGGTCCTTTTCCCGGATGAGCAGCAGCGTCACCGACTGGGCGCTGGAGAGCAACCAGCAGTACCACTGGCTGGATCTGGCGACTTACCAGCGTATCGCGTCGCTGGAAAAACAGGGTGACAAAGAGGCCGCCATTTCGCTGGCCAGCCAGCGGTATACACAGGTCGCGCAGGAACGTCTTGGCGACCTGAAAAACCAGCTCAACTGGCTGGAAAGTGCCTGGGATGGCGTCACCGAAGCGGTGGGCCGGTTTGGTCATGCGCTTAAGCGGGACCTTAAAGTCTCGCTGGGGCTCGGTAATATCGAAGAACAAATCCAGAAGCTGGAAGAGGCAAAGCGACTGGGCATGTACAGTACCCTCGGTCAGCCCATCCCCTGGAATCAGGGCATGGAGCGGGATCTGCAGAACCTGTATCAGCAGCGTGACGCGCAAAATAAAGCCAGCCAGAAAAAAGCCAGTCAGCAGAAAGTAAATGATGATGCCATTGCCGCCCAGAAAAAGCTGCAGCAGACCTGGGACAACAACCGTACCAGCATTGAGAAAGAAGCCGACGCAGTTGAACAATTGCGCCAGAACTATGCTGCGCTGTGGAAAACGGCGAGCGGACGGGAAACCCTTCAGGACAGGGGGGTCACGTCCACTGACGGTAAGCATTTCAGTGGTGGTCAGTGGGATACTGATGTTAAAAATCTCAATCCTGATGAGAAAAAGGCGGAGCAGTACAATGACCAGCTGAAACAGCGTCTGACCCAGGTCGGCAAACTGACGGAGCTGGAAAAAGTTGAAGCGGATATCCGTGACGGAAAGCTGCAGAACGCCACGGTCGCCGAACAGAACGAAGCACGTGCGCTGGCGAAAAAGATTGATGCGCAGGTGGCGGCCAACAAAGCCGCACAGGCTGCAGCCAGTCAAAGCAAGCGGACGTTTGAGGACAACCAGCGTTTTGTGCAGTCCCTGCAGCATCTGGCGGCAAAGCGCAGCGAAGACGCGGCGGTCACCCGGACGCAGGAAATTGCCACCCGCAACCTCACCGCCGCCCAGCGGGCGCAGGCTGAAGCGGCAAATGCCATCATCAACGCCCAGGAGTTTAAGCAGCAGAACTTTCAGCTGCAGCTACAGCTGATGCGCGCCAGTGGCCAGCAGGAACAGGCACAGATGGCGGAACTGCATGCACAACTGGGTAAACAACGGGAAAACTTTGTTGCATCAGGCAATACCGAAGGGGTGAGCCTGATTGACAAACTGCTGCCGCTCCAGGAGACACAGATTCGGGTCAATGAAATCAAACGTCAGTTTGATGAACTTGAGCAGTATCGTTCCCGGCAGGAAAACCATATTCAGGCTGAGGTCCAGACCGGACTGATTAGCGAAATTGAAGGTCGTCAGCAACTGGTTGACCTTCATCAGCAGGTGGCGGACAAAATTAGCGCCACCCTGCCTGAATTACGGGAAATGGCAAAACTGCCGGGTACAGCCGGTGAAAATATCCGAAAGATGCTGGAGGATCTGGATACTGAGTTATTGAGATTACACGCGACAACCGGAAGCCTGACACAGGCATTTAAGAATGGGTTGCAGGACGGGATAGAGTCTTCTTTGAAAGGATTAGCCACTGGCACAATGTCTCTCAGCAGTGCAGTTCTTAACCTTGGACAATCTATTGTTAATGCGATGGCACAAATTGCCGCGCAAAAACTGGCCCAAATGGCGATATCAGGCTTGTCCTCCGGGGCTGGAGCAATTGGTCTTGGGGCATTATTCGCCGCCACCGGCGGCTATATTCAGGGCCCCGGCACAGCCACTTCCGACAGCATTCCGGCTCGTCTCTCTGACGGCGAATATGTGGTTCGCGCCGCCGCTGTCAGTCATTATGGCGTGGATTTTTTACATGCTCTCAACGCCACCCGGCTGCGCAAGTTCGCAGAAGGCGGCCTGGTCTCCCCGTTGCATCTTCCCTCCCTGCCTCCGGTGACCGCGTCGTCATTATCTGACGCACCGGCGCTGAGTTCGCAGGCACCGGCTCCGGTTATTCAGCAGACGCTGGTGATGAATGCGGGTGAGGCATTCCAGCGTGGTATTAACACCGTGGAGGGAGAACGCGCCTTTATGACCTTCATTAGGGTGAATAAACAGACTATAGGACAGGAACTGGGGGTAAGCCCGCATGGCACATGAAACCGGTACGGCCAGCAGTGAAACCGACCTGCTGCAAAAGCTCGATACCTTTCTGACCGGCAACGCACAACTGACGGTCACCGGCGAACAGTGGCAACGCATTTATGATCACACCACGCAGGCAGGCGACAGTGTGGAGACGTCCCGCGCGGTGGTCTGGCAGGCACCGGGGGCTTCCGGCGGCGACAAAATATATATCGGGGCTTATACCCACGGCGTGACGGCCAGTAACACTTACAACCTCTGTTTTTGCGGCGGCAGCATGTTCAGCGCCGCCGGTGTGGTGTATGACGATATGCATTCCGGTTTTATCAATATCAGTAAGGACGTGGTGTTATTTGCCGATCGCCGTAGTTTCCGTTACTGGTTCTTTGCCAGTGGTCGCCGTGTCATTGTGGTGACCGGCGTGAACACCATTTACAGTTCCGCATATTGTGGCTTCATGTTGCCGGTGGTTAATCCGTCAGAATACCCGTACCCGCTGGTGATTGCCGGGAGCGCCAGCAATACCGGACTGCGTTACTCCGATACCACGGATGCGCACAGTTCCATTGTTGATCCGCGACAGAAAAACTTCTGGCTGCTGTATCCCGATCAGGGCTGGCGGGATATTTACGGCAGAAACTACAGTTACAGTACCACCGGGGCAGATAAACGTTATCTGACGCCCAACGGAGCCACGCGATATAAAAGCGGCATTCTGCAGACCCTGACCGCTTTGCAGGCCTCCCCCGGCAGTCACTGCCCGCTGTTTCCTGTGGAAGTCCGGTCGCTGGAAGAGTCCGGCGTCAACTTTCTGGGCGCGCTCGATGGCGTGTTCTGGTTGCCGGGCGTGGGGCGGGCTTCAGAAGACACCATCAGTTCAGCGGATGGTCACCAGTACGTGGTGTTTCAGAATGGTTTTCGTATCACACCCTGTGATTATTTTGCGGTGGAGGTGTCCTAATGGCGTACCAGACGGGTTCGATGAAAGATGCGCTGGATTTAATGAAACAGCTTATTCCTGTACTGCAGGCGCAGGGCTGGGTGGTGGATAAACAGGCATTCAGTAACGGGAACGGGGAATGGTATATCCACAATGCCGCTGATGCTTATTTCAGTATCACTGGAGAAGAGAGTTCTTCCAGCTACAGTTCTCTTGGCATTGCCGGAAATACCGGATTTGATGGTACTAAAAATGCTTATAGTCAACCGGGAAGCACCGGACTGGACTGGGTGTATCTCGGCGGTGGTGATGATCCTGTTATCACTTTTGACGCGTTTATTACTCCCCGCTACTGTCACGTGACCACGCAGACCAGGCAAAGCTTCTTCCGTCATTTCGGGTTTGGCGTGCTTGATAAAGAAGGTGATTACACCGGAGGGCAGTATCTGTACCGGGGCGGTTCGGTCCTGCCGTTCGATCACCATATGAATAGCTACGATTCTTTCGTACGGGCTGAATTACCCGATGAGACCGGGCTGACTGCGGGCTGGTATCCATTCAGAAATACCGTTCCGCGCGCAATGGGACTGGGCGGACCAATGTATGACCCCCTGCATCCGGATTTACTGGCCGTGGAGACGAGTCAGAGTGCGCTGGGTGGCATTCTGGCCCCGGTACCTAATGCCGTCTACCTGACCACGTCAAAGAACGTGAACCTGCGGGCCGGCGTGGTTCCGGACTTTTGTGTCTGTCACATGAAAGGGCTTACTCCCCGGGCGAAGGTTGAAATTAACAGTGAGCAGTGGATGGTGTTCCCCGTCGCGCGTCTGACGCTGACCATGCCTGATAAATGGCATAATGACGACACCTTCACCTATGCCTATGCCCTGCGGATGAACGCATGAGTGACTGTTACCGTATCCCGCAAGCCCGGTCATTTTCGGGACGTCTGCCGGGAATGCCTCACCCGGTCAGCCTGGTCACAGGCCAGCGTCCGCCCTCGCTGGTTATTTCCCCTGTCGTTCGTTCCGGTCAGGTAACTTCTGTGGGGCATTCTCCCCTGGTTTTACCGGCAGCCGGTGACCGTATCCCGGCGTTCATCTGGCAGTTTTATAACCGGGTGATTGCCATTCCGGAAATGCTGTCACTCGGCAGTATCAGCACCACGCAGGTACTGAAGGTCAGCGTCTGGAATGCCACGCTGGCCCCGGTTCAGCTCCGCTCTCAGGTGGTGACCGGCAATGAAGGTATCGCACTCAATGGTCCTGCCATTCCGCTTTCCCTGAACCGGCTCGGCCTGCGGAGCTGGACGCTGACCGTCACGATGGACGGCCCGGATGGCATTAACAGCCAGATAACCTGGGTTACAGATACAAATCGTCGGGTGATTTTTACCCTGACGGGCCGCCGTTCTGTTCCCTGGCTGTTGCTGCCACAACAGGACGTGACCGAAACGCTGTCCTGGAAAACCGATATTCTGGCCTCACAGAACGGGGCGGAGCAGCGTATTGCACGCCGGTTGTCACCGCGACGCACACTGGCGTTTCAGGTGCTGGCTGCGGGTAATGACCGTCAGCGACTGGAGGCTGACCTGTTCCACTTTGGCAGCCGTGTCTGGTCAGTACCGGTGTTTATGGATGTACTGACTTTCTCACACCCCGTTTCTCCGGGCCGTCTGACGTTGCCACTCAGCCCCCGCTGGCGTGATATTCATCCCGGCAGTAATCTTCTGTTGCGCACGGGGTCTGGCATGGCGGATGACAATGAAACTGTGGAGGTCAGTACACTGGATGATAAAACCATCACCCTGAAACGTCCTGTTACCCGTTACTGGCCAGCCGGTACCCGTCTGTATCCGCTACGCAGCGCTCATCTGACGGATATGCCGGTGCTGACGCGGAAATCGGATGGCGTGGCAACGGCGCAGGTTCGTTTTCGTTTCAGTGGTCATCAGGTCTTTGACGATACACACATCACACCCCCTGTTACATACCGGGGTTTTCCGGTACTTGAGCCGGGCAGTGACTGGTCAGAGGATTTAACGGGGCAGTACACGCGTCTGCTGGCGGAGTTCGACAGCGACACTGGCGCCACGGTGCAGATGGATTTGGCCGGACGGGCCTTTACCCTGCAGCGTCACCACTGGCTGGCGGCAGGACGGGAGACTCAGGCCACGCTGCGTGCGCTGTTTTACTCGCTTTACGGGCGTCAGCGCCCGGTCTGGGTCGGCAGCCAGTGCAGTGATTTCACGCCCTTATCCATGACAGGAAATGTGATGCTTATTGTGGCCTGTGGCATCAGTCGCTTCGGACCGCAACCGGGACGCCAGGATATTCGTATCGAAACTCATCAGGGGGTGTATTACCGGCGCATTGTGTCCGCTGCTGCCGCTGACAGCGCGACAGAGCATCTCACCCTCGATGGTGACGGACTGACACTTAAGCAGCCCGATATTTTCAAGGTCTCCTGGCTCACGCTGTGCCGTAATGACAGCGACGATATCGCCTGGAAACATATCACTGACGCAGACGGCTGCGCGAATATTACAGTTAATTTCAGGGGAGTACGCGATGAGCTGGAATAGTCAGGAATACAGCGTGGCGGCAGGTCAGCCGGTTATGCTGTACCAGTTCAGTCTGGGCAATAAGTTCTGGCGTTACACCAGTGCCGATATGGATTTGACCATGCTGGGGCAGCACTGGGAGGCGGTAGCCATCAGGGACGGCGGTTTCATGCAGGGTACCGGTGATAATGTCGAAATCTCGCTGGCCAGTAACAACCCTGTGGTGCAGCTGTTTCGCGGCATTCCCCCCTCCAGTCCGGTGCAGGTCCGGGTATATCGCTGGCATAACACTGACCCGGCTCAGGAGTGCCATACCGTCTGGGTGGGGTCTGTCAGCGAAGTGCGGCGCGAATCGCCGGAACAGGTAAAACTGCTGTCAACCGGCGTGGCCAGCAGTTTTACGCGTACCGGACTGCGGCTGACCTGGGGGCGTGGATGCCCTTATTCTCTTTACGATCACAACTGTCGGGTCAGCGCAGAGCGAATGGCTGTCCGGGATTTGCCGGTTACTGCCGTTACGGGCAGTGGTATCACGGTCACGCTGCCCGCCGGAACAACGCAGGGGTATTTCAGTGGCGGGTATATTGAATGGACGGATGATGGTTTTCTGCAGCGCCGGGGAATTCGTACTCACAGCGACAGCGTACTGCAGCTATTCGGTGGCGGACAGGGAATCAGTACTGGCATGGTCATCACGGCGTATCCGGGGTGTGATCTGACGCTGGAAACCTGCGCAAAAAAATTCAGCAATCAGCTTAACTATGGCGGATGTCCGCATATGCCGGGTATTTCGCCATGGGAAATTATTAAAGTGTTTTAATGGAGGCAATATGTGGGTTCAGATAGCGTATTACGTGGCAGTTCTGGTGGCATCCTATTTTATCAGTGTGGCGGTCGCCAGAAAAAATCAGGGCAGCAACGCGAAGCCGGAAACCGCAGATAACTGGGAATTCCCGCAGGCGCAGGAAGGGACGGCCCAGTGTATTTTCTTTGGTGACTGCTGGACCCAGGACTGGTTTGTCCTGGCTTACGGGAATTATCGTTATGCCGCCATCAAAAAATAATACGGTCCTGCGGGTCACGCTGGTTCATGTTCGTCAGGCGGGTTACTGTCCGCAGGGAGCCCGCCAGTTTGCACGGCGTTATGGACTGGATTTTCGCCGGTTTATTCGCGATGGTTTTATTGATGCTGAAATATTATTGTCCACCGGCGATGAACTGGCAGTCCGGCTGGTTGAATTTGCCCGCCAGGACGCGTTGCAGAATAAAAGTTTGCCAGATTAAATTCGCTGTCTGATTTAATCACCTTAATTGACAGAAAACATCTCACTGTATTTATAACCGGGACGCATATCATGGGGAAAAAGAAAAAGGTCACAGTCGGCTATAAATACTCCTGGGATATTCAGTCCGGTCTGGGGCGTGGTCCCGTGGATGAAATAGTCGCCATTACCGCTGATGATAAATATGTTTTTGCCGGAACGTTGCGTGAGGTAACCGCCAATAAAGCTATCTATATTAATCAGGAGGGCTTATTTGGCGGAACAGATGTGGGGGGCGAAGGCGGTATCCGGGGAACACTGGAATTCTGTATGGGCGAAAGTGACCAGGTTCCTTCTGACAGGCTTAAAGGATTACTGAAAGGCGTGGTGCCGGGATTTCGTGGTGTGGTCACCACTTTTTTCTCCGGGATGATAAGCGCCTACAGCGCCAGCCCGAAACCGTGGAAATACCGTGTCCGTCGAGTACTGAAAGGCTGGGACAACAATAACGCGTGGTATCCGGAAAAAGCGTTGATTGTCCTGCGCAACGATAACGCAAATGTGAACTGCGGCGGTGCGGTAAACAACTCGGATATGATAATACCGCCGGGACCGGGAGGCCCCATTTTTAACCCACCGGTGGGTAATCCTGACGGACGCAATGATAATCTGCACACCATTCATGCCATGAATCCCGCGCATATATTAATAGAGTGTGCGACTAATCGTGACTGGGGGCGGGGGTTGTCCTTTGAAGATATTGATACCGACGCTTATAAACGTATGGCAGATAAACTTTATGATGAAAAGTTTGGTCTGTGTTTTCGTTATAACCGTCAGGACAGTCTGGATACCTTTATTCAGCAGATTCTTGATCATATTGGCGGAGTTCAGTATGGCGATTTAACCACCGGGAAATTAACCGCGAAATTAATTCGCGATGATTATGATCCGGAAAAATTACCATTATTTACTTATGACAATGGCATATTACGTGTTCAGGATGATGACAGCAGTAGCGCCGATAAAATGGTCAATGAGGTTGTTGTTACCTGGCATGACCCTGTGACAAATAAAGATGATACGGTGCGGGCTAAAAATCTGGCATCCATCCAGTCTGTGGGACTCATCAGCCAGTCAGTGGATTATAAAGCGATACCCACGCACGAACTGGCGTCCAGGGTTGCCCAGCGTGAACTGGAATCTGGCGTAAGTGGTCTCACGCGTCTGGTTATTTTTATGGATCGCCGCGCCGGTATTCTGGCTCCGGCAGACTGTTTTCGTATTTCTGTGCCGGACCGGGGTATCAAAAATATGATCCTGCGGGTGGGGGGTATGCGTGAGCAGGATGACGGCAGTCTGAAGGTTACCGCGCTGCAGGATGTTTTTGGTCTGCCTTCTCAGTCCTACAGCAGTGGTCAGCAGGACAGCCAGTGGATACCGCCTGACAATACGGCACATCCTGTCACGCTGCTGAAAGTAACGGAAATCCCCTATTATCTGCTGAGTACCGTCTTAAGCGATCAGGATATTCAGCAACTCCCTGACGATGCCGGATATACAGGCGTCATGGCGTCATCACCGGGGAGTCAGGCAATCAATTACGAACTGCTGACGAGGTCGGGTAACCAGGATTACAACAGAGCCGGGCTGGGTGACTGGACGCCCCTGACAGTTCTGCAGACTCCGCTGGGGCCGCTGGATACGAGGATTAACGTCTCTGTTTCAGAACCGTGGCCAGTGGCAGGTGACAGTATCCTGATTGATGAAGAAATCGCGCTCATTCAGTCAGTCAACAATAACGATGGCAGTCTGACGCTGGGGCGAGGGTGTGCTGATACGATACCCGCCGCTCATGCCGCCGGGGCCGTTGTCTGGTTTATAAGTAAAGAGATTGTTGTTGATCCCCAGGAATATCTGGCAGGCGAAGTTGTCAGCGTTAAATTACTGACCCGCACCTCGGCCAGTGTCCTGGCTGTAGCGGATGCCCCTGAAAACCGTATTACACTGTCCCACAGGCCGGAGCGTCCATATCCTCCGGGTAACCTGCGCATCAATAATCAGCCGGTTCAGACGGTCACGGGTACCGGGAGGATCACTTTCACCTGGTCGCATCGCGATCGGGTTCTGCAGGGCAGCAGTCTGTTACCTACCCAGGGCGGCAATGTCGGGCCGGAGGCAGGTACCCGTTACCGGGTCAGACTATGTAAAGGTAATACCACTCTCCGGGAGGAAATGACTGAAGGTACTTCGTGGTGCTATCCGCCGCAGTCCATGACGGCTGATGAGGCCGCCCATCTGCCCCGCTGGGAAGCCATTGACCGTTTCACGCTTTGCAGTCTGCGTGATGCTCTGGAAAGCTGGCAGGGATACAGTCTGTCGGTCAGCGTCTCATCGGGGTCGATTTTTGATGATGTGACGCCGCCAGAACCACCCACACCGCCCGTTGACCCGGATAAGCCCGTCGACCCGGACATACCCGTTGACCCGGATAAACCTGTTGATCCAGATAAACCCGTTGACCCGGACAAACCTGTTGATCCAGATAAACCTGTTGACCCGGATAAACCTGTTGACCCGGATAAGCCAGACGACCGCCCGGATACACCGGAAAACCGCATCAATGTTCGCGCGGTATATGGCAACACCCTGATTAAGGCAGGTATGGCGATACCCGCTAAAGCGCTCTCTGGCGATATCGTTAGTGGCGGTAATACGCTCAGTATCCCGGTAAAAGCTGTTTGCGGTACGACGCTGGACAGTGGCGCGGATTTACAAAAGCCCGTGAAAAGTGTTTACGGTTATTTATTAGTGACGGAGGTCTGACATGGCAGGCGCAAATCCCCTGGCAGCAATGAAGATTAAAGAGCTGATTAGTTTTAAACAGATTACACCGGGTGAGCTGGGCCAGTATCCGGTACTGGCGTTAAATAACTGTGGTATCACTGCAGTCAATGGTATTTCAAATAATCCCACGACGTTCAGTATCGGGCAGATGACGGTACTGGGGAACACCTTTTATGGTCTTGTGGGTAAAACGCAGACCCGGCAGCGAGTCAGCTATGTTGATATTCTGCTTCTGAAAGACCCGAGCCAGCTGAAGCAGAAAGCGGTTCAGGTGGGAATACGGTTAACCCAGAGTGCGGTACCTGCCAGTCAGCGCGGTGAAAAAATGTTAAACATTGTCAATAATTCGTCCATATCCACCCAGCCCATAGCGGGTACGCTTACTGAGGACAGCAGCGCTTATTATGAAGTCGTTGTAAGCGCTGCCAGCAACAACATTCTTACAGCGCAGGCATTCGTTAATAAGCAGTCTGTCCTGACTGCCACACGACCCATCCAGCAGGGTTACCCGCTTCTTCTCCGTGTGGGAATAGACAGCGCTGGCTTCACGGTAGCGTCTGCTGATGGTTTTACCTTCATGCTCGATGATATCTACATCGCCGAACTGGACTACAACAGCGACGGAACGGTAACGCCGCAACTGCTGGGTAATCTCACCCTGGAGCCGTTCACCGTTGCCAGCTACAGCGGGGATAAGCACACCAACACGAAAAATCAGGATATCGTGACGGCGTTAAACACCCTCGACCCCAACAACGACCTGGGCGTACTGGCAATTAAACCTGTTGAACAACCCGCGAGCGTGACGTTTAACGTTCCGGACATTGCCGGAAAGTCAATACTGGGGGCGTCGCTGAATATCGTCTATAAAGACTCCATTGCGCCCAATAACCGCCTTAACTACCAGATAACGGAAGGCACCACGCAGCTTGCGGCAGAAACCATCACCGAACGAAACGCCGATACCACAGGTTACACCACATTCAGCAAAATACTGACCACGCCGGAAGGTGGTGGAGACTGGAATGCGGATAACCTGAAATTTAAGCTGGATATGGTTAACAAAGGAGTGGAATAA